CCGGTTGCCATTGCCGGCGACCATGTTGCCGATCGCCTGAATGCGGCGGCCGGCAAGGCCCTGAAGTTCATTCAGCTCCGCGCCTTGGATATATCGATCCTCGACAAAGACCAATGCAGTGCGCTCATCCGGGGCGCTCGGTGTTCTGTCGAAGGCTCCTGCAATGCCGGACTCGTGTTCGTAAGCCATCAGAACCTCAAGAAAAATTGGACGTGTTCGCGCACTGTCTCGCCAAAGAGTATGGAGACGGGTTGCGCAGCGATTTCCGTGCCGCCGGTCAGGCCGGCAGGCTCCAGCCACAGTTGGCCGGGTTTTGTTTGATCGGTAACATCGGCGTCGATCACGACCGAAACGGATGCGGCTTCAGAGCCGTAACCATCCCCGAAGCCCGTCCTTGCGAAGACATGCACACCGAGCGGGTTCTCGGTGCCGGGCTCCAGAAAGTCGGGGCCGAAGGCGTAACCGCTCAGGCCCTGGTCTACAGCCCGGCAAACCGCCTTGCGGTAACCGATGGTCTGGTTCTGGGCATCCGCGAACCGAAGCCAGCAAGGCAGTCCTTCCAGAGACATTGCCAGCGAGACCCTCCGGGCCTGTTCCGCATCGTTCGCCCATTTGAAGGTGGCAGTCACCCAGGGAAAGTTCATGTCAGCCCAAAGCGGGCTGCTGATCTCCGGTATCCAGATGCCAATAGCAGTTAGGTCCGCTTCGGTCAGATCGTGACTGAATTGGTAGTTTCGGCCAAAGGACCATTTCGACCCCTTGCCGCCAATGCGCACGCCGCTGTCATTGGACAGGATCGAGCCGCTCAGCCGCGTCCGGCCTCCCTCGGCGGCTGGCACGTCATGCCCGTGAACGCCGCGCCGGAACGTCGAGCGCTCCGGGATACTCAGGTCAACGATGCCGGCGATCTTGAAAAGATCCTCGCGCTCATCCCGGACACGGTCCAGATCGATCTGGAATTCTGCCCAGGCAAGCCGCCGCGCGGGCGGGTCCTTGAGAGTGCCGGAGTATCCGACAATCGCAAGGCCTTGGTTGATCGCCTCATGTGTGCCCCTCACCTCGCACCAAGGAAGCCGAAGCGCAAGGATGGCAGCATAGGTTTCGACATAGGGCTGAAGAACCGCCATGCCAAACTCGTGAACCAGATACGGGCGCAGATCCGGAGGTTGCACGCTATGCTTCCACCCGGAAATATAACTCAGCGCGGGATCAATCTTCGGCGCCTGGTCCCCTGCACGATCGAGCGCAACCTCGATAGGCGTCGCATTGGACGGAAGAAGTGTCTCGGTCATCGGCCCCGCCCGGAAAACTGAATGGTCACTTCACCGATCTTGACGGCCTCCTCCGGGCTTGCGACCACGTCCGCCACCGGTGCGTTGACCACGACATTCGAAACGCCGGATACCATTGCTGCCTTGCTCACCCAAGCCCGGTACAGGTCGAGGCCCAACAGGTCGTCCTGGTCACGCGCCTGGCGAATGAGGTCCGGAAGCTCTGCAAGAATGTCTTCAGATGCATCCGGCGCAAGGGTGACTGAAAGGTCGACCGCCACCACTTTCTGAACAGCGGAAATCACGTTGTAGCGATCAGACACCAGACGAACCTCAGGAGCTTCAAGAGCTGCCCGAACAGTCGCAAGAAGGGACGCAGAAGCCGCGCCGCCAACGTCAGTCGACAGCACCGCAATGTTGACGGTCGGGTCTCTTCCTACGGCCCATGTTGCGATGTCGCGAACCTTGGGGCTCGATGCCATGGCAATGGCCTTGAACCGCTCATGGGTGCCGCCAGGAGACCGGCCAATCGTCGCCAGCTGAACGCGCTCACGCAAACGATCATCCGTTTCACCTGCGAGCCTGGCAACACCGTAGTGCGACGCCAGATGCTCAAGATCGGTGCCGGTCGAATAAGCAAGGATCTGGTTCCGAGCGACATGGTTCGCACGGGTGCGCAAGCGGATCTCGCGATAAGAGAAGGCTTCCAGAACGATCTTGACCGGATCGGTTTCGAGCGCACCGACATCATAATCAATGCCTTCGGCAGCAAACAAATCCCTCACCTCATCAATGAAGCTTTGCAAAATGGTCTCGTAATCCAGTTCCTCAATCACTTGAGGATCTGGAAGGCTGGAAAGATCGATCACGGTTTACCCTCAGATGACCGAGGCCGAGGCGGAGCCGCCTGCAAAACGCACGGAAAAGGAAAGATTGCGCTCGATGGTGAAGTCACCAAGATGGCCGCGGGGCCGATAGTCCGCTTCAATGACGATGCCGACAGTCCCGCGGCGGACTGCGTCAGCCGAACCACTGAAGGAAACCCGGCGCACATGCAAACGGGGCTCCCAGAGATCGATGGCCGTTCCGATCACTTGCTGCACGATCGCCATCAGTGACGGCTTTACCGCCCGGCCGAGCAGCTCCGCCACCCCACCTCCGAACTGCCGGCGCATCACGCGCGATCCGATGCCCGTTGACAGGATCACTTCCACGCTCTGAAGCGTGTGCGTGAGATTGTCGATCGGGAGCATCGTCACGCGGTCAAAACCGGACATGGCTTATTCTTCGCCTTCCACGGGCTCGGCACCGCCAGCCGAAGCCTTCGGCTTGGACGTCAGGAGCCGCCCGAGCGAAACGTCATGCATCGCCTCTCCCTCGGTCAGACGCAGTTTGCGGCTTTCGGGAATGCGAGCGGCGCTGATCGCGCTGACACCGTCAGCGACGTAATAAGTCTTCTTAGACATGGATTTCTCCTAGTGCGGTCCTTCGGTGTCCGCTCCGCCAGGGATAACCCCGGAGTGGACATGATCATCGCCGATGTTTGTGCCGTTGTGCATGACATGCCCGTCTGCAAAATCGACGTCGCCTTTGACCAGCAAGTTTCCTTCGATTTCGACGTTCGCGATGAATTTCACCAAGCCACAATCAACGGTCAAAGTTCCGTCTTTCAATGTGAATGTAGCGCCCAATCCCTTTAGGACGTTTGCCATCAAATCAGCGCTCGGCGCAGGATTGCTGTCGGTGAACCCACCTCGAAGCAACACCCCCTGCCGAATGTCACCGTTCGGGCTGAGTACGCCGACAACTTGCCCCTTCGATAGAGGTATCCAGGATGACGTTTGCCCGCCGCTTTCCGGGTGCGGCAACCAAGGCGACAGAAATGGCCCGTCATCCCCATCGCCAAGCTTGATCCGATATCCCTTGGCAGGGTCGATCTCTTCAATAGGTCCGATCCGGATCATCTGTCCGAACCGGGTTTTCAGCATCTCGATATCGATGCGCTGCCCCGTCAGAAACTCAATCATGCCCCAACCTCAACCGGCTGACTGCCCGCGACATCAATCGTCACATTGGTGATCTCGCTGTCCTCATCCGAATCAGGCACGTATTCGAAGCCAAGCGAGCCGAGTTCTTTCAGGGTCAGGCCAATTCGCTGACGCGCCTCTTCCAGATCCTCAGGGGACTCCGGGATCTGATCGAGGATCAGCGCTCCAAGCTTCTGGTCATCAGCATCGCCAGCCGCGAGTAGCGCAAGGAACCGAGCAAACGGCGCGCCCTCAGGTACGTCCTGAAGGAACTGCGGATCTTGCAGGGCGTCGACGGTAAACGTCAGCTTCTGTGCCGCCACCCGTTCGCCCGTTCGATCGCTACCCGCGCGCTCACAGGTGACTTTGACGACGCGGCGGATCAAGCCGCGCAACACTTCCGCAGCTTCATTCTGCCCATCTGACAGACCAGACCGGATTTGCCGCCCCAGAATATCCAGGTAGAAATCGTGCATCCGGCTCGCGTGCGGGATCGTCGGGAAAATGACCTTCATCTTACTTCCCGGACGATCAGGATCATCAACCTCTTCCTGCATGGCGTCGGTGACACCGTATTCGAGGCAGAGGTTCACAAGACCGTTCTCGTGAAACGCGCGCTGTTCGTCAGGCTTGGCCTCCGCGTCATCGGTATAAACCGCGATAAACCGGCCTTTTTGGGGTTTGATGTGCAGGCCCTTTTCATCCTCGCCGAGTATGCCGATTTCGCTGTCGAGCACGTTTTTGCCGGCGACAGTGCGGTCCTTGAGGGCCTTCACCGCCAACATTCTCAATGCAATCCGCACAAGGCTCATCAGCTGTCCCCAAGATTGATAATCAGACGGCCATGGCCGTTCGGATCGACGGAAGAAACGCGCCAGCGCGGTTCGCCTGGTCGCTCCAGCGCAATGACATCGTCACCTTTGCGGACATCAAGGTCTGGATAGATCGCTGGATCCGGCTTCAGAACCGCACCGCCTGTCCGGACGTTGCCGCTAAACTGGCCCGACCGGTCACCAGACAGAGACTGGTTCTCGCGGTCCTCTTCAACCAACGGTGCAAGGATCTCGCGTGCTGGCCGCTCCGGATCTTCGCGGCCATCCTTCCAGGCAATGATCCTGACGCGTTCTGCAAACATGCCGTCTACACTTGAGTGAAGACGGCGCTTGAATTGATCGAACCGCGGCATGTTTCATGCGCCTCGTTGTCAGGCCTTGGCGTCGGCAAGGGCGTTTTCTGCGCCCTCCAAGGCTGCCTGAGCAGTTGCTTTAGCCTCGTCACTCTCCGCGTTTTCGAGAGCTTCTTTTGCTGCCGCGACGGCCTTTTCGAGCCCGGCGAGTTCTGCCTTCTTCTTGTCTGCCCCATCCGAGCTTTGGACCGGTTTGGCAGTAGAGGTTGCTTTTTCTGCGAACCGGTCGCTGACAAGGTGCTCGCCGTAGGCAATCGGAACAGTGACCACCTCACCGGGCTCGCAAACTCGGTCCTTCGCGGACTTGAGAACGTCCTTCGGGATGATACCGCCGAGGGGAAACTGGATTTTCATGGTCGTTTTGGAAGCCATTTCACGTCTCTTTTTAAAGTCGAAAGGCTGAATGCCCTCGGAGATCAAAAGAAACCCCGGAGCGATGCTCCGGGGTTTTTCGCAAGTCGGATCTGTCCGGTTTAGACCGTCAGGCGCCGGAGCGCTCCAGGCTGAGTGCAAAGCGAGATCACGTTGGTCTGGACCTCGATTTCTGCCTTCTTGCCGTTCTGCGGGACCCAGACCTTTGCGTAACGCGGCAGGCCCGGTGTGTTTACCGTCTCGATGTAATCGGCCGGCGCGAAGCGGCTGATGAAGAGCCCGGAAACACCCATCGGCGTTACACGGCCCTCGTTCTCGGCGATATAGCCAACACCGCCGTTATCGGCTTTGGCCCGGCTGCCGTTGCGATAGCGTTCAAAGGTGAATTTGCCGATCTGGTATTTGTCCGGAATAGCCTGGCGAAGCTGGTCAGCGCCGACAGTGTTCAGGAACGTTTCGCGGATGCGCTTGTGGTTCCAGACCTTCAGGTGGAATTCGCGGCCGGTCCAGACATGAAAGCCAGTGTAGTAACTGTCGAGAGAATCTTCGATGGACCAGGCAACGTCCTTTTCAAGGATCTCGTCGACCTTTGCCGCTTCGTTGTCGAGATCCAGACTGACGGCAGCCGGAACGGCAATCCCGAACCGCGAGTAGAGATTTTCGAGCACCACGCCGGATTTGGTCACCACGATGCCCTTGATCGCGCCGGTGCGCTGATGTTCCAGCGTCATGTCGAGATCGCGCAGGTGACGATCGGTCTTCGACCGGACCCGGTCCATGACCTGCTCAACCTCGGTTTCGGAACCGAACGCACGGACGCCCTGAACTTCATCTGCCTTGACCGCGTCATCGCGCTCATAGTGAGGCACCGAAAACGGGACCAGACTGCGGCTGCCCTCGCCGGCAGTCTCACCCGGACCGCCCCGCTCGGTCGGCTCCACAAGGCTCAGTTGCCCCTTCTGGTTCTCAACAGAGACAACGGTCGTTGTGACGCTGTCCTCTTCGAACATGCCCGAGGACGAAATCTGACCAGGGCGGTAAGGCTGCTCGTTGACGGCCGCCGTCAGGTTCTGAACGCTGAATGCATCGTCATTGAAAATATCGAGTGTCGGCATGCAGGGTCCTCCTTAGCGTGCCTTGATGCCGACAGCGCGCAGCTGGTCGAGCTTGGTTTCGGTTTTGGCGGCATCGTCAACTGAGGCATGGAAAAGAAGCATCGGCTTCTTGACCTCCGCGTCAGCGGTATAGGCGACGACGGTCTGGTCCGCGTCGGTTGCGTCGACCCGGTATCCGAGGATCGCCGTAGCGACCTCAGCGCCTTCCTTGCCAGCGACTTCAGCGTTCGGCGAGAAAACATATTTCTCGGAAGCGGTGACTTTGCCGAGGACGGAACCGGGCTCAAGAACACCTTCCCCCGAGGCGATGGTCACGGTGTCGACGGACCGCTTGCCCGATGCTTCGGACAGCGCAAAGGCAAGATTGCGCGGCCCCATGGTCTTGTTCTCCATGGCTTATGCACCTTTCATCTGCTGAGCGCGGGAGGCATAGATGCCTGCGCGGTTGAGTTTCGCCTGTGCAGGCTTCGGGCCATCGGAGGGCAGAGCCTGGCCGGAGGCACGAAGTCGCTCGGCTTCATAGGCGGCCGGGTTGGCCGCTTCCTCTGCCTCGCTCGTCGGCGGCGCGACGACGCCGGCAGCAAGAATTGCAACCGCGTCTTCGGCGGTCATGTCAGTGCTAAACGCAAGGTGCTGCGCCTGAGCTTCGCGGCCCTTTGCTTCATCAGAGCCCAGAATGGCCTTGATACGCTTTTGGGCAGCAGCGGTCGCATCGGCGGTCACCTTTGCGACATCGACGGATTTTCCGCCCGCCTCGGTTGTTTCAGCCATGCTGGTCTCCTCTTGGCTGGTTGGTGCGGCGGACGCCGCAATTCGATTGATCTCGCGCTCGAAGGTCCACCCCTTCTCGACGGAAAGGGCG